AAGATCCCAAGGCTATTGAATGGGCAGAACAAAATGAGTGGTTTGGGAAAGATACAATTAGAACCGCTGCGGCTCTAGCAATAGATGCAGAGCTAAAGGGAGAAGGATATGATCCTAATGATAAAGAATACTACGAGGAAATTAATGGCCGTATGCAAGAGGCTTTTCCTCAAAAGTATGAACGTGTGCAGGAAAATACGTCACAACCTGCTCAAGTGGTTTCGGGGGCTTCACGCTTGTCTTCGACCTCAAGAAAAAAAGTCAAGCTCTCCAAAGAAGATGTGAGATTGGCACAGAAATGGGGAATACCACTTGAACAATATGCTGCCGAAAAGCTTAAAGTTAGTCAAGCTGACGGCGAATATACTAATATTAATTAAGCGTGGAGGAAAGAAACATGACCACACGAAATGAATCACGTAGTAATACATTGCGGGAAGATAATACAAGGGAAGAAGAATGGACCTTTGAAGAGCCAAATGAGGGTATGGCGCTCCGTTGGATACGTATCTCTATTAAAGGTCAAGAAGACGCTCAAAATGTAGGTAAGAAACTACAGATGGGGTGGGTATTCGTTACTCCTGATGAAGTTCCCGAAATGGCTCTTACATCCTTCGTGAGGGATGAAGGCAGGTATCAAGGTTCGGTCTGTCGTGGAGATGTAGCCTTGGTTAAAATGCCAGCCGGTAAAGTGGCGGCTCGACGGAAATTTTACGAGAATAAAGCTAACGATCAGATGGATGCTGTAAATGCACAATTGATGAAGAACTCTGATTCTCGTATGCCAATTTCTAATACCAGTCGCTCTGTAACAACAAGAGGGCGAGTTCCTAATTTTCAGGACTAACTCTTATACTATAAGGAGATGAGAAATGTCTACTACTAAAGCATTTCGTGGTTTCATTCCTGCTCGTATGAAAGGTGGCGGCTACAATAATGGAGCCGTTACTGACATGATCACGCTTACCTCAACGGGTATGACGGGATCGCCAACTAATAGCATTTTCACGGGTGATCCGGTAGTGATGCCGGGGGCAAACTTTGCCACTATTTCGCCTTACATTGCGGCTACTCTGAAAGCCTCTGGTGTTTTCATGGGTTGTCAATATGTGGAAAATGGAGAACAGAAGTTCTCTCGTTATTGGAACGGCGGAACGAGTGCCACGGACATTAAGTTCTTCGTGATCACTAATCCTGAGCAAGCTTATTACATTCAAGCTTCTTTATCTTTATCAGCCGCTGAGTTGTTAATTGTAAAGAACTATAATGTAACTGTTAGCTCAACTGCAAGTTCTGGCAGTACTGTCACAGGTCAGTCAAGTTACTATCTGGATGGTGCTTCTGGTACTGAAGCAACAGCGGCTGTACGTGTTATTGGTAAAGCTAAGTATCCTGATGAAAAGGATTCGGACGCTTATCCGATTGTCGAATGCTGGATTAATCAGCATCGTGACAGGTACGTTACAGCTACGGCCTCAACGGCTTAATAGGGAGGATTTATTATGGCTATTAATAGAGCTAGTATTAACAAAGAACTTCTTCCTGGACTTAATGCCGTTTTTGGCTTGGAGTACGGAGAAGTAAATAATGAGCATCAAGCTCTTTATGAAGTAGAGAATTCAGATCGGGCGTTTGAGGAAGAAGTCCTCTTCACCGGATTTGGAACCGCTCCTACTAAGGGAGAGGGTGCTTCTGTTTCTTACGATGATGCACAGGAAAGCTATACGGCCCGGTATACTGCCGAGACTGTAGCGTTGGCCTTTGCAATCACTGAAGAAGCAATGGAAGATAATCTGTATGATACGTTTGCAAAACTTCGTGCCAAAGGTTTGGCCCGAGCGATGGCAAACACCAAACAGGTTAAGGCTGCGAATATTTTCAATAATGGTTTCTCTGATACCATTGGTGATGGCGTAGCTTTCTTCTCAGACTCTCACCCCACGGTGGCAGACGGGCTTCAGGACAACCTTTTGGCTGCTTCTGATCTCTCTGAATCAACCTTGGAGACGGCCCTTATTGCTATTCAGAAAACCAAAGATGATCGTGGTATTCTGATTGGTGCGAGTGCAGTGTCTCTGCATATCCCAGTTGACTACTGGGCGGTAGCTGACCGTGTTCTGAGTAGCCCTGGCAATACTCAAGCCAGTGCTGCATCAGGTGCTACAAGTGGTGGCTTCAATATGAACGCTATCAATGCTACTCGCCATATGGGTATGGTTCCTGATGGCTATCACATCAATCGTCGGCTTACCGATACTGATGCGTGGTTTATCAAGACTGATGTACCGAACGGAACTAAAATGTTTGTCCGTTCGCCGCTTCAGACTAAGATGGAGCCAGATTTTGATACCGGCAATCTCCGGTTCAAAGCACGGGAGCGTTACAGCTTTGGTGTTTCGGATTGGCGTGGCTGGTACGGTAGTGCTGGTTAGTAACTGTAATGGAGGGAGTGGTGTAAGCCACTCTCTCTTTACTACTGATAAGGAGATATGATGGCTACAAATATCAAAGTTGCTATAGCCACTGGTGACGCAGTACTTAAATATGTGGATACAGATACCACAGTTGGCAGCAATGGCGGGGGCAATAGTCCCACCCCAACTGTTACTCGTATTCTTGCTATTCATGCCTTGGCGACTGCTGCTGGTCTTTATACTATTAAAGGACAGCGACAGATCACAAATAAGACAGCCGAGGGACAGGCCATACAGTTTCAGGTAGCAGCTAATGCAGCTTCTGATATCTATATGGGAGAAATTGGTGTTCCTGTATACGGAGTTGTGAGCGTTTCCGGTCCTACTGATGGCTGTGTTCTTACTGCATTCATAGGCTAAAAATGCCTAATTATTCGTATCTTAAAACGGATCTGGTCAATACAACGGAAAACGATTCTACGGAGTTTGCCTCGCAAGTTTCTGCCTTTGTCAAGAGGACAGAATACCGTATGATCAAGGATCTGGATGACGTAGGTCTGGATGAATATTCAGCGATTACTCTGACGGCAGGACAATGTACAGTGTCTTTGCCGAATGATCGTGTTCGTGTTGTTCGTAATGTCAATTACACAACCAGCGCATCCAGTGTTCGAGTAAATCTTCTTCAAAGAACAATAGAATATGCAATAGATTATTGGCCTGTCAGCAGTTCCACAGGTACTCCTAGATATTATTCTATGAAAAATAATACACAGATTTATGTAGTTCCAACACCTGCCTCTACTTTGACAGGTGAGATTCAAACTGAGTCTATTCCCCTGGCTTTGGCATCTGCCACTGGTACAAGTGTTACTACAAGTAATTACTTCAGTGAGTTTTGTTATAATGCACTATTTGCAGGATGTATGACCGAGGCAACTATGTATATGAAAGATTGGAATACTCTTCCGGTATGGCAACAGCAATACCAAATTTCTATAGACTTACTGCGTAATCAGGCCAGACGGACTCGCCAAGACGATATGGAAATTGCTGCCTCTCCCGCTGGTGGACCAGACACAATTATAAGAGGATCAAGTTAATGTCTGATGCAGAAGATCGTAAAGAAGCTAAAGCAGTTTTAAAAAGACTTAAAGATATACCAAAAAATAAACTAACAGTTACTCAACAGGCCAATAAGACAGAAGCTCTGGGTATACTAAGTGGTCGTGATACTGAGCAAGAAACATACAGGCCAACTATGAGAAATAAGAAAGAAGGAGGCAAAGTTATGGCAAAAGAATATCCAGTAAAGAAAAAACGACATGGTGGTATGACTCATGTTGGCTTATCTCCTGCTGAGGAAGCTCGGGCTGGTACAATGTCTGAGGCTGGACGAGCAAGATATATGGCTAAGGGTGGTAAAGTGAAGACAGCAGCACCAAAATCAACGGCAGCTAAAAAAGAAGCGGCGGAAAGACGAAGAGATAAAATACGTCTGCGTCAGAGTGAACGTTTCATGATGAACCTGTTACCTGAAGTAGAAGAAATTGAGCAGAAACATATTCTAAAAGAGGGGAAAAAGCCAAAACCGAAAAAGCCCACACATAAGAGACTTTATGAAGGTATGGTACCACTTGAACGAAAAGCCATGAAAGGCGGTCAAGTAGGTAATAAGAAGAGTCAGGGTAAACGTATCTCTAATAAGGAAACTGATGGTAGTAAACTTGTAGATTCTCTTTATGATTAGTCGATCAAGTGCAAGCCAACAGATTATGAAACCACCTACTAAACGTAAATCTCCTCTGGGTTCGGGCAAGAGGTTTAAACAACTTGTCGGAAAACTGAAGAAGAATCCCAAAAACAAAACTCCAGAAAAGCTGGCAGCTTTTATAGGGCGCAAGAAGTATGGTCCACAGAAGTTTGCTAAGATGGCAGCAACAGGTAGACGTAGGAAAAGCTAAGATGGTAGTATACAAACAACAAAGAGATGGCTGATGGGAATGGGAATGAATAGAATGATGTCATCGCAACCATCTGAACCATCTGTGATGCCATCGCCAATGCCTATGATGCCATCGTCAATGCCTATGATGCCATCGCAACCATCTGTGATTCCACCGCAAGCCTCAGGTCATCCGTGGGAAAATCAAGGAATATCTGAACAACAATGGCGAGAGCGGTGGCCCGGAGTTGATTATGAGCCACTCAGCCCCGAGAAGGCACAGCATAGTGGTGGCCTAGGTTCCCTAATGCCCCGCCCATTTGGTGAGCCTGAAGGTATAATGGGTAATAGAGGGGAACCCCCTATCGGCTGGACCCCACCGCCGAGGGAAGGCTGGTACCCCGGCAGCGTACCTGACGAATGGCACGATTGGCGACCCCAGATTAACGAAGAGCTGCCTAGGCAAAGTCATCTAAGGTCAAGCCTGACTTTAAAAGACATACAAGAGGGGGGTCTTAGTGATCTTTTGCACGGACAGCCCCAATCATCGGCAGATGATCCGTCAATGTTGTCATTTCACGAAGGCAGGTATCAGGACCGTCTTGGTCGGCGGCCAAGTTCAGGTACTCGACCAATGCCTGTGATGCCACCCCAACCATCTGTGATTCCACCGCAACCTTCTGTGGACCAACCTGTGATGCCTAATTGGCAGAGAAACGAAGGCCAGGACATGAAATACACTGAGATGCCACCCCAACCATCTGTGATTCCACCGCAACCACCTGTGATGCCTAATTGGCAGAGAAGAAGGCCAGGACATGAAATACAGGCTGATTTAGCAAGAGCTAGGGCAGCTTCTTCGGTTGGAATACCACCCGTAAGTCCAACGCCACCTGTTATGCCTAGACCGGGTATACCGGGCTTTGGACAGCTTCCCACAGGTAGGGAAATTTCCAGCTTAACATCTTCGGATGCTCCAGTAATTCGCCCACCTTCGATTCAACTAAGAAATAGGAGACACGGTGGTTCCTTAACACATACAGTTTTAGCTATCTTAAAAAGTTTATCATAAGGAGAATTTAAATGAAAAACAAAATCGCAGAAGTTACTGAGAGACTACCTGAAGTAAGTGGGATCATGGATCATTGGGTAGCTATAATTGTAGGTATAGTTATAGTTTGCACGGTTGGTTGGATGGTCTGGAAAAAGACAATGAAGAAGGGAAAATAATATGCAAGGACCACATTTACTACTTCAATATCCTCCCAAGCTTAATGATATAGTTGGTAAGCCGACTGGTCAGGGCTATGGCGCTGCTCGGAAGGGACCGGATGTACAAGGACCGCCTGAAGATGTGGTTGTTGATGAAGATTATCAAACTGGTAAATCTTTCAAGGTGGAGGATTAGTTATGGCTTCTAAAAAGGAAATTTCAAAACGACTTAAATCTGCTAAAGAAGGCAAGCCAACTTGGCAAGATAAGGCCCGCTTGAAAACTTGGAAAGCTTACAAAGCAGGTTCTCAAAAGACTCAGGGCTATCAGAGAGCAAAAAGAAATATTAAAAAAGATAAACAAATGGGTCGTAAACCCAATGAAGTTGATTTACAGATTGTTAAATCATATGTACCACAAACTAAAGACCAGATGAAAGCGGATCGAATAAAGGCTGGAATATGGGCGGCGGGGCTGGTTGGTGGGCCAGTAGCCGGAAAGGGTATTGGGTTGGCTGCTAAAACTGTCGGGAAACGTATTCTTAGTAAAAGAGCTGCTGCTGAAGCTACTAAAAAAGCTGCTGCTAAAAAGGAAGCTGCTAATTTAAAAAGGAGAGTAGCTAGAGCCAGAAAAGCAGCAGAAGCAAAGAAGACTATGGAACTCGCTCGTATAGCTGGTGAAACGGGCCGACGTGCTGGTCATGACAAAATAGTAAAAGCGGCAGGTACTAAAGCAGCCAATAGAGCCAGAAAAGCAGCAGAAGCAACGCAAACTACGAAAAGGGTTGCCCAGCAAGCTGAAAATTTACGGCGTACCCAAAGAATAGCAGGGGCTAGCTTGCTAGCAGTTCCAATAGTTGCTGGTGGGGTGACGGCTTTACGTGGTGACACGCCAAAGAAATCGGCAGCGGCAAAGCCGAAACCCGGAGCTGCTGATAAGACACGTTCTCCTAGTCGAGCGGACCCTGAGAAAGGTATTGGAGCCGGTAGAGAAAGGGCTGCAAAGAAAAAGCGTAAAGCTGAGGAAGGGCGTCATGCTGAAGAGTTTGTTGGAACAGGTCCAAGGGGTGCTGTAGC